GGTAACACCGAAACAATTCGATTCGAGCAATATGAAACTCGATTCAGATAAATTTATTGATTACTACGAGTATTGGGCTAAGCCTACAGTGCAGAATCCTACTGGTACTTATGCAATTATGCTCGGAACTCAACTCGTACATCACAGACCGTATCCTACAGATTCATACCCACACGGGGAACTGCCTTTTACTCCTGCCGCTCCTATTAAAATTGACGGAGCTACAAGTGTTGGTATTGTAAGAATATCACAGGCACGTCCGTTACAAAGAAAATTTAATCGTGTTGCTGCTATGATTGATGAGAATATTGATGTAATGGGCAATGCTGTTATTTTTACTCCGAGAGCAGCCAAACTCAGACACGCAACTCTTGATAATGGTGCTGGTAATATAATTGAATATGATGGCCCTGTAGGTAAACCAACAAGAGAGCCTGGTGTTCCTATGAATTCTCAGGCATTCAGTTATCTTCAAATTATAAAAAATGCTATTGATGATTTATTTGCTTTTCACGGTTCTTTGAGAGCACAGCCTCCCTCGCAGGTTGAGAGTGGTAAGGGTATTCGGGCATTACAGTCAGCAGATATAGAACATCTTGGCCCTATTGTTGATGGTTTCGAGAGAGCAGACCAGACTGTGCTGTAGCAGGCTTTAACTTTTATGGCTGCTAATTATCAGGAAGGGCGGATGATTAACGTAGTAGGCAGTGATTATGAATGGACTTTACACGAATGGAATCCACAGCAAATGCAGGGCAAGTTCAATGTTATAGTAAAGCACAGGTCTTCAATGCCGCTAGACAGGGATGCAGAGTCTAAATTAGCTTTCGACCTTTGGGGTTCTGGATTATTAGGAGACCCGCAAGACCCACAGCTTAGAGTATGGACTATGAACCAGATGCACTTCGGCAATAAAGATGCTATTCTTCAAAAGCATTCGAAACAACGTAACTTTGCTATGAGGGAATTTTCTGCGGCATTTGAAAATCTTAATGAGATAGAACTTAGCGAGGGTATGTCTAAAGAAGAGATTGCTCGTGAAATACAGAAGTATACTTTCATACCTTCTATAAATCCCTTTGACGACCATCAGATACACATAGGTTGCCACAATGAGTATATGATTGATAAATACTGGGATTTCAAGAAAACAGGTAATCCGTTGTTTATTGAACTTCTTAATAATATGGGTGAGCATATTAGACAGCATCAACAGATAGTCGCACAGTTACAGGAAGCTCAGTTCCAGAGGCAACTCTACGCACAAATGCTCATCAAGGGAAAAACCCCACAGCAGATACAACTTGCGAAGTCTAAACCAGTAGAAAATAAAAAGGAAAGTAAGAAATGAAATAGTATCTATCAGACCAAAACTTGGGCATAGGCGGAGTAATTAACCGCTGAAGAGGCCGTAACCTTTGTAGCCTTTAACGGAGGCACGTTGGGATAAAACCTGATGTGTCTCCGTTTTTTTTGGTCTTAACTCTTTAGTGAAAGGAATATGATTATGGAAACAGCAAAACAAAACATAGCGGGTCAGCCTACTCTTGTAGATACTGATGCCAGCGATGTAGTACAGCCGAGCAACCCAGATACAAGGCAGGGATTCCCAGACCCTTTGAATCCTCCACCTGAGGTAGTTGTGCCAGGCCCCAGCAATGTACCTACAGCTCCTGAGGCTCCCGTAGAGCCACAAAAGCCTGAAGGGGGCACTGAACCCCCTAAAAAGGACGGTGAGGCCCCAGACGCAGTCACAGAGCGTCTAAAGCAACAGAACGCCCAGAACACTAAATTGTTAGTAGCTCTTGGTATTGACCCTGAAAGCGACATAGCAGAGCAGTTAGAGCACGGGCTTATCAGTGCTGAGGATGTCAAAAGGTACGTAGCTAACAAATATCAACCCCAGACAGCCGCTCCTGAACCTGTAGTTGCTACGCCAACAGATGACCCAATAGCAAAAGCAGAGCAGGCTCTCAAAGAAATAGAAGCGAAATATAACAAAGAAATAGAAGAGAACGATGGTGTCGTGTCTCTTAGAACAAATGCAGAACTTCGTTTAGCAGACAGGAACCTCAATGAAGCAAGACTGGACAAACTCACACAGCAAATTGCCGCTGATAAAGAACAGGCTGTCTTAGACAAGCGTGCCCAGCAGGCTAATAAGAATGTGGAGGCTGTTTTAAGTATTACCCGTGAAATTCCAGAGTTTGCAAATATGGACGCTCCGCTACAGCAAGCAGTTGAACAGGCTTCGGTAGCACTTACTGGAATGATAGCTGACCAGAAATCAAGGGAAATGGGGCTTGACCCTGCAAGCTTGAATCCTCAGCAATATCAGTATTCCGCTAAAGAGGCCAATACAATACTTGGTAATCTAGCAGAGTATTATCGTAATCTTGGCAGAGAAGAAGTTAAGGCTCAATTCCAGCCACCTTCTGCTCAGCCAAATCAATTAGCTAACAATGTATCTGCACCACAGCCGGTGGTTGTTACTCCCGCAGATAGTTCCGGTGCTCCGATTCCTACAGTAAACCCATACGGAAATACAAGGGTTGGGAATCACGAACAGATGGCACGAGATTATGTGAGTAAACACCGTGCAGTGGTGTAAAATCGAAAGGATAGTATTATGACAGCTTCGAATACTGTTACAACTGTAGACCAGTACAGGCAGAGTTATCAATACAGTGCGTCTGTAGATGGTCTCTTAAAGCAGGTATATATTCCTGCACTTAACAACACGACTTTCCACGCAACGCCGCTGATGGAAATGTTCGGTGATTTTGGCGGCAAAATAGATTTTGCCGGAAACAAGATTATCAAAGCCTTCAAGCATCAGGGAGCAGGTGGCTTCGGCGGTATCTCGGAAGGTGGAGATTTTGTGAAAGGTCGTAATCAGAAAGGCTTCCAGGGTTCTACTCGTATTAAGTACCTGAATGCCTTTTTCTCACTTACCGGCCCAGCAGCTCGCACGGTAAAGGCTGGCGTAGGTGGTTACGTGGATGCTATTAGTTCAGCAATGGATGATACTCTTAAACTTGCACGCATGCAGATGGAACGTATGTGTGGTGGTGCTGGCGATGGTGAAGTTGCAAGATTTACTAACGGTGCAACTGATGAAACTGCAATCGTAGCAGGAGAGTACTTTATGAAGATAGCAGGTGCATCCAGTAGCACATATACTGATGCTAAAAATTTGCTTACTGGTATCGCTGGTGCAGGTGCTTATACTACAGTCCAATGGCTACAACCAGGACTTCGTGTACAACTTATTCTCACCTCCGAACTTGATGGCTCTGTACCATCGACAGATATTTATGGCCCGTTTGAAGTTGAGAATGTAGATTACGAAGCACAAACATTTGCCTTGATTTATCGAGGTACTTCTGCTGCCAACATATCAGACCTCGCTTCTGCTAATGTTTCAATCACCCTTGAAGGTGCTTATGGAGAAGTTGAAACAGCAGGTGGTGTTACGTCAGATGCTTGTCTCGAACTTAACGGTCTTTACAATTTAGTATCTGATGGGGCTGATTATTCAAGTAGTAATGGTGTTGATGAGTCAGCAACTAAGTATGCTAATATTTGGGGTTTGGCACGTTCAACTTACGCTCACGCATTGAAGAGTACCGTTAAAGATGCTGGTGCGGCTGAACTTGACGAGGAACTTCTAATCGACTGGGTACTCGACCTCGTTAATATCAAACAAAGTGTTCCGAATGTTCTCGTTACTGACCCTAAGAGTCGTCTGAAATACTTTAGTAACCGGAAAGAAGACCGCAGGTTTGATATGAAGGTTATGGATTCGATGTTTGGCTTCCGTAGTATTGGTGTTGTTATCGACCAGTACAATCTGTTGCTTCAAAGTCTATCTTCCTTGCGGCCTGGTACTCTGTTTATGCTGAATACGAATGCGTTCAAGTATGCAAAAGCATCTAATGGTTTCGAGTGGATTGAAGATGGAGGTCGGATACTTCGCAACTATGAAAGCAAGGACGGCATGTTCGGTACAGCTATTAACTATTGTGAATTTGTCTGCGAAGACCCGAAGGGGCAGCTCAAGGCTTTTGACATCAGTTACACGTAAACAAAAATTCACATAGTTATTGAAAGGAAACTATTATGAAAAAGTTATTGATAATTTTAATGATTCTGCTTACGGCTTTGCCTGTGTTTGGGAAATTAACCCCTGCACAGTGTTACAAGAAGTCATTAGGGGGTAATTTCACCTTGCCCTATGCAGGAACATCAACAATGAGAGATGCTGTACCTGATGGTGTGTGGACTATTCGGGAAGGTGATATTTGGTGGGATACTGCTGGTGATGTACTTTATGGATACGATGGTTCGAGTTGGGCAGCTCTTAATGCTACTGGCGGAGCTGCATATTTGTATCTTACACCAAGTGCAGAACCAGACCCAAACGCAGAGGGAATGGTTTGGTATGATTCCAGTACAGACAACCTGAAATACCGCAATGCCTCCCAGTGGGTTACGTTGGCTGCTTCTACATCGAGTACTCTTGACGAGGCATATAGTGCTGGACAGGGAATTACTGTTGATGCAGGTGCAATGACGCTTACTACGACAGATGCGGCAAATAATCCCGCAATGTCAATTGTACACGTTGAAACAGGAGCTTACCCTGCTTTTGAGGTTAGTAACGCAGGTACAGACCCAGCTATTGAGATTACCACAAGCGGTGCCGGTGCTGATATTACAGGTACATCTGCCACTTGGTCTATATCCAAAGTTGGTTTGGCTACGTTTGGCGGTGGCGGAGTGTGGGACACTGCCGATGTTTTGTTTGATGCTACTTCTGCTGGCAAGGATATTCAGTGGGACGATTCCGCTTATATGATGCACTTCCTTGATACTACCATTCTTGGTTTTGGTGGTGCTGCTGATGGTGCTGCTGATATATCGTTCGCTTATGAAGGTACAGGAGACACTCTTGATATTACCGGTTCTGGTAAAACTATTGAGATTGGTGCAACTGGCAATGCTGGATTAGATGTGAAAATCTGGGGTTTAACTGGCGATTATCTTGTTTTTGATGAGGATGAATCTGCGGTAAAAACAACTGATTACGATTTTTGGTTTGATAACGACTCTGATGTATTCTTTGGTACAACCAAAGCCACTGGTTTTGTTATCGACTGCGACACAGCCAAAACATTAGATATTCTTGCTGGTGCAAATAGCGATGATTTTCATTTGTACATTGGCAAAGACCAGGAAGGCATTGACTTAGGACTTTATGGCACAACGGCAGGTGCTGTTGCGTTATGGGATTCAAGTGCTGATGCGTTCTGGTTTAATGGAGCTGATATTGCTTTTGGTGATGCCGATGGATTATTGTTTGGCGATGCATTAGGTACTGGATGTTTTCGTGTTGCGGAAGCATCTGATGTGTTAGTAATAAATAATGTCGTAGATGGCACTGGAACGGTTGCTTTTGGCGCTGCTGATACTGGTATTGATGTTGCCTTTTATGGTGGTGCTGGTTCTGGTCAGATGTTATGGGATGAAACTGGCAACACTAATGGTGCTTTAATATTCAACAATGCTGATATTGAAATGGGCGATGCTGACTTAATTCAACTTGGTGATGGTGCAGACCTTATCATTTCAGCTACGGGCACGACCACAACTGCAACTATGGCGGCTGCGAGCACCTTCGTATTTGCTGACACCGACCATTCATCCTCTCTGTTTACTTTCGGCACAACTGCTGGAAATGGCTTAGATGTTCTATTCTTGGGTGCTACCGCTAATCGTTATGTCGATTGGGACGCTGGTGCGGATACATGGAACTTTGGTGTTGATGACGATGGGCCTGATGTATATTTTTATGGCGAGGCTTCTGGGGCGTATATGAAGTGGGCTGAAGCTGCGTCTCGGCTTGTTTTTGTAGGTGGCAGCCAAATTTCGCTTAATGATGCAGTTGAGTTATTGATAGGAACTGGTGCTTCTAATGCCGGAGACTTTAAAATTTTCAGCACTAACGGCTCTACTCTTACTATTGATACTGTAACGGCATCAACAGGTCAAGTGGAATTTGGTGTTACCGACCATGGCGTAGACGTCAAACTTTGGGCTGCAACAAGTGCCGAGGGTGTTCTTTGGGACGAATCTGATGAAGCTCTTGAGTTCACGGGTGCTAATATCGTAATGGATGCCAATTCAACAATAACGGCTACTGGGTTAGTTCAAGTTGACCAAGTTGTTACAGATGCTGCGTCCTATCAGGTTACGGCTGCCAACTCTGGCAAGATTCATATTATTGGACAACTCGCCCAGAACACACAAATTAAACTTCCAGCAGAAGCTGATGGACTTAATTACGAGTTTTGGTTTTGTTCTCCTACAATAGAAACCCACGACCATTATCTGGACACTGAAGATGATGGGCAAGAATTTGTAGGGAATGTGGTTCATCTTGATACAAGTGATGACTCGATACTTGCTGTTTACGCAAGCGCATCTGATTCCAAACTACTCCTTAGCAATGCTGATGGCGGGACAAGGGTCAAGATAACTTGTGATGGTGAAGATTGGTATGTAACAGGAACTGTAGTTTCAGAGGCATCCATATCTAAGTCTGCGAGAAGATGACACGAAACGGTTAAGAGAAGAATTCCACGATGAGAAGATATCTTTCGTATTAAATTATAAATCCAAAAGACTCGAAGCGTGGTACAACCCAGATAGTAACAGCGCTTATAAAATCACCGCTGCTGATAGCGTTGGACACGCTATGTACACAATGCGGCACATGATGAAATACGAAAAGATGAGAGCTAAGGATTTACTCAAAGAGATAGATGAGCATAATGATAATCTTATAGAGAGAAAAGACAATGATGCAATGGCTGAAATCAGGTCTGAACTTGCTAATATAGCTACAGGGAGAAAGTATTTCACTCCACTTAATCCATCTTTAAGGAGAGCTTGATGCGACTCTACAATAACGTAAATGACATTAAAACTGAAATGGAAATACTGTATCGTAACATTACAGGCAAGCCAAGTTTCACGGCAGGCGAAGCGGATATTGTATATAGTTCTATCATAGATTCGTACCAGATGGTTATATCTGAATATGGTGTTTCTAATTTTCGCTTTCAGGAAGAAGATATTACAGCAACTACTGTAGCAAATCAGAACTATGTGGATTTAGACGAATATGTCTACAAGGTAGTATCGGGTTCTGTTCGGATTCCGTTGCGCAATGTAACTCTAAGCCTTATTGATGAAGTAGCGATATTCCAACACGACCCAGGAGACGATGAAAGTGGCGAGCCTACATCTTATGCTTATAAGAATTCAGGCAGTCCAAATATAATGAGATTGCGATTGTATCCAACTCCAACAACAGCCTATGTTATCCATCTCAAAGTTCTCAAATATCCCACGGATGCTATTACTAACTTTCCTGCTGATTTAATGATGGCTATAAAAAACAAGGCGAAAGAGTTGAGTTGTCTTGGTCTTGGCCTTGTACAGTTTATGACGAGATTCGAAGATAAATACGAAGAGTCAATAGCTAAAGTTAAAGATGGATATAATAATGACGGCCCAAAACACGTTTCACGGTCTTGTATACAAATTCCGAGACGTTCTATTGAAGGACGTATCTCTACTTAGGAGAAATTTATGGCTTTTACAATTGCTGATATTTTAACAATGGCACAGCGATTTTTGCTTGATATAGATGATGATGCTTACCGAGATACTTCATCGCACCAACCGATGCTGGATTATTACAATGAAGCAGTTCGGCGATTCTCTTCAGAAACACATTGCTGTCAGGCTGTAGTAGATGTTGCCGTTACTGCTCAGACAATTACGTATGCTTCTATAGTCTCCGCTATTGGAGCAAGTGCGGAACAGGTATTATATATAATCAAAATTATTCCAAAGACTGGCACGAATTATACTCCGCTACCTAAAGCTCCTGTTTCGGAAATGAGAGCCTTGCTTGCTTCTACGGTAACAACTCCTGAAAGGTATAGTATCTTTGCAGAGAAGATAAGATTCGATACTCATCCAGATACGACATTATCATTCACAGCTACAATATACTGCTCTTTCGTACCTGTGGATGAAACAGATACTTCGCAGAACACTCTGATACCTGACGAATGGGTTCAGGCTATTGTTAAATATATCGTGTTCTGTTGCAGAATTACTGACAGGGATAGTGGTATAGCTAATGGAGCGTACGCAGAATTTGAGGCGATTAAGCAAACTGCGGCGAATTTATTTATATCTCAGATAGAAAAGATTCCAGGAGTTGTTTGATGAGTTACCCTGTAGCACAACCTATTGCTCTTGATTACCAACAGGATGAATTTGAGAAGCTTATGATTAGTGATTTTAAGGGCGGATTGAATATAAGCGACCCGATAGTTACTTTGCCCGCTAATCAATTCACTACTTTTCAGAATTTCTATTACGATAGGCTTGGGACGATATATGCCCGCCCACCTTACAGGCCGGCAGTATTCAAAACTTCTACAGTAGACAGGCCGTGTATTGTTGATATTGGCGGAGTAAAATATCAACCTTCAGCAACGCACGACTATCAAATATTCAGAGAAACTCTATCTAATGGCTGGTCGTATGAGGATGAAGTGCACGTTGTTTCCGGCATATTCAGTGATATTACAGGAGCAGCAGGAAGCGATTACTGTGTTGTGGCAGTATTTAATTCTACCAGTGAAACGTGGGTAGATATATGGAGCAATACAACAGTAACATCTGTTTCCGTTGTACCTTACAAAATCAATCAGGCTTTCGATTTGATTATCTTCCCGAACAACAAAAATCCTGAAAGATGGGAACCAACGGCAACAGCCGGTACGCTATCTGACCTCGGATTAGCAGCGCCGGTTGGAACAGATTTTGACCCCGCCTATACTGAGTCCGCCGCATCAGACGGATGGACAGGTGCTAACGGCGAAAAGATATATTACAAGTTCTCATATTTCTATGATGATAAGAATACTTCAACAAAATTCGGCGAATCTGCTGCTACTGCAATGACCGGCCTTGCTTCGCATACGTTGGCTGCTGCCGGTTCAGCTCAGAAAATTACTATTGATTTTACAGATAATGGCACTTTCATTCCTGCAAAGGTAACTGAAATAAGAATATACCGTGCACCTGTAGATACTCCAGAAGGGCCTTTCAAGTATATCGGCAAGTCTACGGCTTCTACTGCCCCTGATGGTGCTGGTGCGGGAGTATTCCCAGACTTTATAGACATAACCGCTTTTGGCGAAGAAGGTATCGAGGATTTGCAATCTGGTTCCAATCCTTCATTAAGCGGTTCAGAACTGTCTGTGTTGAACGTAAGGACTGTTGGGGCATATATCATAGGCTTTGATGCTTCAATGCCTCACAAGCTAATCTGGAGCGACTCTGGGACTCCTGATGTATGGAACCCTCTCAATTTCGACTATCTTGAACATGCTGGCATAAGAGCTATTGAATTTAACCGAAAAATATACGTTTTTACGGTTAATGAATGTTACCAGAAAGAGAATATAGATACTGTTGCTGTCAAGATAAGCAATATCGGCTGTATTGACGGTCGCTCTATTCAGGACGTTGGGAGTGGTCTTATATGGCAGGATTATGATACTATCTATTTTGCTGATTTTGTTACTCAATACGGTTCTAAGGGTGATTTTCCTAAAAACATAGGGCATCCAATATCAAAGTCTGTCCGGCGTAGAAATGCTTCAACTACAGTCAACTCTGCCTTTTTTGAACGAAGATATTATGTTACTTACGTTGATACTGATGATTTCCTGCAAAGAACGTATGTTTATGATATTGATATTGGTGGGTGGAAAACACATTCTGCGAGACATATTTCTTGGCATAGAGGCGAAACCAGCCTCTTCTCTTTTGGCAAAATCACAATAACCAAATCAATTACTGCTGCTGCGGATGGTACAGGAGGTACTGTTTTAATTACTGCCGCTGCACACGGCTTGAGTAGTGGCGATTACATCACAATAAGCGGTACTACAGATTACAATGGCACTTTTGCTATCACCTGGGTCAGTGTAGATACTTTCAAGATTACTGATACTTATACAAGCAGCCAAACAGGCTCGTTAACAATCACAAAATACTACGTTTACCAACACGATTACAGTGATTCTGTTACCGATGCTGGTGAATCAGATTATACTGGCAAAGATTATCACGATTACGACCAGGTAGCTCAGACAACTTATACTGGTATAAGTACAATAACAACCTCAATAGCAAGAAATGGTATTCTGTTGGCGGGTGATTTTCGTAAGATTTTCGTATCGTCATTAACCATAGAAGCCACTGGCTACGTCATAAGTATAGAAGGAACTATTTTATCAAAAGATAATGATTTCAGTGTATCTAAAACTTTTGCAGAAGGTTCAACACCGGAAGTTATCCCAATATACGAATTCGTATTCGATGAAAGTGTTTTTGCTGCTGGTGCTGCTGGTACTGGGGCGGTCGGCGATGCTGACGAGGCTGGATTTGCAGGATTATCTTCTATGAGTGCATTACAGCCTCAAGTTACTTTTCACAAAAAATTCAACAGGATTATGAAATCCAACTCGATAGGAATCACCCTAACGGCTTCTGATTCGAGGGGGTACAGTATTTTGTATGTCGTATTATATTGGAAACCGTTAGCAGCAGTTGCGTAATTTTGAAAGGAAGTGTTATGGCTAAAGACGAGACAGATTACAGTACAGCGAAATTGAAACTTGTTCACTTGCTTTATGTATTGGTGGTAGCTGTTCTTGCCGTTGGGATAGGATGGGGCGTAATGTCTAATCAACAGGTCAACAATTCCAATGCTATTGCAAAACTTGAAATGAAAAAAGTCGACAAAGAGATTTTCGATATGCATATGATACAGCAAAAAGAACAAGTGAGGGAAATCAAAGCTTTTATTACTACCGGTTTTGACAAAATAGACAAACGGCTTGAAAAGATAAAATAGGAAGGAATTTTACAATGGCTATTACAGGTCAAACACTTACTAAATCATTTATAGTGGCTGGACAGAAACTCTACGCTGCTGACCTTATTGGTCTTGTAGACGAATTGCAAGCCTTAAATGATGAACTCGTTTCTGAGTGTATCGCTAATGCCGGCGCACAGGCAATAGACGGAGTTAAGACATTCTCATCCGCTCCGGTGTTTTCGGCTGGTGCGGTTTGTGGGAGTAATAAACTTACTGCTGTAAAAGACCCGACAGCAAATCAGGATGCAGCTACAAAGAAATACGTTGACGACAAGGCAACTTTCACCCCAACTACGTATGCTGGAGAAGAAAGTATAACTTTTCCTAATGGCCTTATTTTCAAGCACGGATACATAGCACGAACAGCAGTACATACTACAGTTACTTTTGGTACAGCTTTTACGACAGTTATAAGTGGAAATGCTGTAGTTGCGAATCAAGGCACAGACAACAATGCTGCTGAGATAGATACATTAAACACGACTACTATGATTATACAATTATCTGCGGATGTTACAGGTTATTATTGGCAAGCTTGGGGGTATTAGGATGAGTGATTATACAATAGAACAGCTAATTGACCCGAATGATAAGGATATTGCCGATGTCCTTAATTTATTCAGAGGTATTCCTGGCAGAACCTGCACCGTTGCTGCATATCTTGACTATATAAATACCAATTGGATGTTAATAGCAATATTTGTTGTTCGGAAGAACCAGGAGGTGGTCGGCTTTACCCAAGCAGAAGCACCTTGCACGCTTGACCCGAAGTGTGCGTGGCTTCCGTTCTCTCACGCTACTCCACAATGTCCCCATAAACAGTCTCAGAAGGCTCTACAGCTTGCAATCGAGTGGATGAAGGGGTTTGGAGCCACTAAATTCAAATATGCCACTGTACGCAATCCTGCGGCCATTAAGAGGCATTGGGGTATGAAGCGTTCTAAAGAGGTTCTTATGGAAAAGGATATATGATGTTTGATGAATTTTACTTTGATACAAGTAGATTTGCAAGAGGCATAACGGTTTGCTTTAAGGGAGGTGGTGGCCCTGCCCCTCCGTCATCTACGATAGCAGATACTGCAACGAGAAAGTATGCAAGAGAAACGCTTTATCCAATGGTATCTGAAGGATTAGAGGGAAGAGGGTTCGGGCCAACTGAATTAACAGGATTAAGGCGAGGGTCTCTATATGGTGGCCTTGAAAAAGCATACAAAACAGCAAAAGGTGAATTTGGTTCACAAATGGCACGAACGTTAGACCCAAGAGATGTTCGTGTTAAAGATTACTTGTCAAGCACACTTCAACGTGAATACATAACGAGAAAAGATGAAATTTCACGGGCGTTAAGAGGGGAAAAAGTTTCTGATATAGATTTAAGTCAGGCTTATGCCGCTGAATATCTTGCAGGTGAGAAGAGAATGGCTATAGGTGGGGCTGAAATGTATAATCGAGCTTTACAGGAAAATATCATACGTCAGCTGCAGGCGGGAACATTCGGTTCTAATATTGCATCAGGGCTTGGTGCTGGTATGGGCAGTCTTTACGGAGCATATCAAATCGACCAAAACTATGCACAGAAAATGGGAACAGGTCAATGATAGCAACTGTAAAACAAATGAACGAAGAGGCAAGTAATACTCTTGCAAGCAAAACAGAATATCGCAGTAAGATAACTATGTTTGCTGATACACTTGCTAAGATACCAGGTATAACTTTCGGAGATAATAAAAAATGCCCTCTTAAACATTCGTTCGTAGATGGTATTTATGTACGGGAGATATTTATGCCTGCCGGAACAGTCTGTGTTGGCAAGATACATCGCCACGCACATCCTAATTTCTTAATGAAAGGCAGGGTAACAGTTGTTACCGAGGAAGGTGGTATAGAGGAATTACAGGCTCCTCTATCTATGATTTCTCCTGCAGGCACACAGAGAGCCGTTTACGTTCACGAAGATTGCATCTGGATAACAGTGCATTCAAATCCAGATAACTTACGAGATTTAGTAGAGATTGAAGATTTTGTTATAGCTAAGTCGTATAATGAATTACCTGATATTATAACAAAGGAGTTAAGCTAATGTCTTGGTTTTTAGTCGGTGGAGCAGCTATAGGGGCAGGAGTTAGCTCCTATGGACACGATAATTGGGGTTGGAATAAAGATGCCATCTGGCAGGGTGCCTTAGTTGGTGGAGCCGGTGGGTATGCAGCAAGCGGAATGGCTGGTGGTGGAGTAGGCACAACTGGCGTGGGAGCAAAAACTGCCACCGGAGCAAAGACTATCGGTACATTTAATACTGCTACACCATTTGCTCAACAAGCAGCACAAGGTCTTATGCCTGCTAATATGGCTGGTGGTGGAGGTCTTATGGCTGGATTAACACAGCCTTTAATACCAGGTATGGCATTTACGAGTCCTATGATGTTGGGTGCTGCCGGATTGACTTTAGCTGGTGGAATGTCAAGTCGTGGTTCGTCATTCCAAGACCCGATTTCATTAAGCCCAGAAGGCAAGAAACTTCAGAAAGAATACTTTGCAACAGCTAAGAAACAAATGACAAAAGCTAAAGCTGGTGATGTGAGCGAAAAGGCATTTCAGGATATTTCGAGATTAAAGACTGCTGAGGGAATAAGGCAACGTGCTACTCAGGGAACGATAAATGTAGTTCAGGCGAGAGCTGCCAATATTCCCAAGGAACAGCGTGGTGTTGGTGTGGTTGGCGGTGCATTTGTTAAAGGGCAGCTTGCAGACGTAGGTGAACGTATGACGGGTTTGTTTGCTCCTACGAGCACGTTGAATGTTTATCGCAAAGAAGGATTGATGAATGCAGCTAAGCAAATACAGAATATACGTAACATTGAAAATCAGACCGCTTCGCTTAATTATGCAAGCAGTCTTGCCAAGTGGGGTGCTGGTCAGGCTCTTGGTGCTCAGAAAGGTGCTACAATAGGTTCTGTGGCTACTATGATGGGCGGAGCACAATTACAGCAGGCCTATTTGAATCAAATAAAAATAGCGTCATAATCGAAAGGTTATAAAATGGCAAACAGAGGAGTATTGTACGGCAGTGCTTTTATGAACAGCTTTATGCAAAGCTATAATAAAGCCCAGATGATGCAGGCTGATATTCTTAGATTCAAGCAAGATGAAAAAAGGTATCAGGAAGAGAAAGAGTTCAGGCGTGAGAAGTTTGAATGGGCAAAAGGAAAAGAAGTTCGCAGACAAGCTATCGAACAATCTATAATGGATTCTTTGGAAATAACGCAGATAGGAGGGCGGTCTGCTTTTAGGCATATAGGAACCGGCAGGGAATTCGAACGCAAACCATTCAAAACTGGGCTAAGTGCTATAGGCAAGGAGATTGTACCTGGAATACCTTCACAATTAGAAATCCAAGCAACGAAAGATATTAAACTGTTACAGGGCGACATACCTGCAACAGTGAAAACCTCAACACTCAAAAGATTACGGGGCAATCCATCTGAAGTCGCAAGGGAATACCTTAAAAATAACGAAATACCTTCGCTAAGAGAGATACTCAGAAAATACCCAGAGGCTACTCCAATAAAAGGTGCGTGGTTTGATGAATCGAGAAGCCCTGAAGATGTTGAAATGGGTATTAGGGAGTATGTGGAGCAACTTGTAGATATTGGTTACAGTGCTGAGGAAGCAATGTCTATTGCCGAAAAAGAATACAAGGAATTGGAGGGAGAGGAATATCCAAGAATGGAAACACCTGCAACTACTGCTGCCCAACCTCAGCCAATTACTGCACAATCCGACCCGTTGGGGATTAGATAATGCAAACTCTCGTAGATATACGAAAACAATATCCGCAATATGACGATATAGATGATGATACGCTCGCACGCAAACTCCACTCTAAATTCTATTCAGATATACCCTTTGTTGATTTTGCTAACAGGATAGAATTCCAACAACCTGAACCTGTAACTCCTTTTCCTGAAATGAAAATGTCTCGTGGTTCATTAAGTGGTATAGGTAGAATTGAACAACCTGCTGCTATGGCGCAGATAGGGCAACCGGAGCAACCAAGACGACCAATACTATCAGGAATGGAAGCAACTCGATTTGGTATAGCCGAGAGGATGGTCGCTGGGGAAAAAG